TTTTCCAAACCAATTGCAACCAATACCTGGGTTGCGAGACATACGTACAAACTCGGGCTCAATACCCTCATTTTCATAGAAGTCGGCATTTTTGCCGACATGTTTTTTCATTACATAACGCGCTACGTACGAGGCGCTTTCAAAAGTGACATCACCAAAACGAACGTCCCCATGCTTCCAAATAGAATCAAGATAACTGCTACTATATACACGATTACCGTTTTTAACAGAGTAGAGTCGGGCGTCCTCCGGATAAAATCCAAATACACAGGCGTGATAGTGAGGGCGATTGCGTTTATCACCATATTCACCGCAAGCAAAATATCGAACTGGTGAGGCATCTAAATCACGTCCTTTCCGTTGCAAGTCGATGCGCAGACGTTTCCAAAATCGCTGAAGTTCATCCGGGACGAGCGTGGGCCTTTTATCACCCCACGTAAGATCTTCCTCCTTATACGTGAGAGTAAGAAATGAATTATTCTCATGTAGAGTCGATTCGTGAACGATACGAACAGCCCACTGCCGCGCATATTCCAAACGGCATCCAATGCAGCGTCCACAGTTAACAATTTTCGGTACACCCTTAGATACATAAGACACCCCTTTCTTCAATATTATCGGATGATAACATGTCATTTTAACCTCAAAAGAAAAAGCCCGCCGAGACGGCGGGCCAGGTGAAGCCGAGAACCAGGGAAAATGGTCAGAACCGCGTTCCGGTCCTGTAAGCGTTGCGGGTACGATTGCGCTTGTGCGTTTTCGCTCCACGACGGAAATTCCTTTTGCTTCCGCGACGGGACATTTTCTTTCTTCCTCTCATAAATATCACCTCCTTTCATACATAATATACTCATTTGAAGATACCGGAAGCCGCTTTCGCGGAATTGATATAGGGAATGTACTTCCCTAAACGGCCGGAATACATCTCAGCCTGCGCACGCATTTCTGGCAAATCCAGTTTAGCCGCTTGCGCGGCACTATGCGCTTGGGAATACTGGTCCATCAGAGATTGAGCATACGCCTTTAACGCGGGTGTTGTTACACCCACGTCAGATTTATACACATCATTCATTTTCAACGCAGCATCCGATTCTGCGTTGTGGTAATTGAACCAATATGTTTGGTCATTGAGCTTTGCCGCTGTTTTAGCTGAACTCGCTTCCGCAAGAGTTTTCTCCGTATTCGCCTGAATATTAGCGGCCTGGAGACTATTCGTACGCGCGGACAAAGCTGAATTTACTGCTCCACCGGCGTCAACCTGGGGAGCTTGCAGGGGAGCCATAGGGGCACCTTTTCCCCCTGCGGAAAGAATAGGATTGAGCCCAGCTGCTTTTAAATCCGCTACTTCGCGTTGATGCGAAGTGCGAGACAACTTAAGCTGGGCATCATTCGTCTGAGTCTGCTGAAACGCGTTGAAGGCCGACGACGCCAACGCCGCGCCCCCCGCTATAAGGGGGGCCAGCAAGGGAAACGCCATCAGAACCTCAGCAATCCGGGATTGCTGTAGACCGGCATAGGCCGGGCATGTTTCAGACTGAAGAAGGAATCCACGATAAGATGGGTGCTTTCGCCACCATCCGAGACCGCTACCACGCGGTCGATGGGAGGATTATCCTGTATGAACGTGCTATTCAGCACGGGAAGCCCGGTTTTATCACCGGTCCCGATGAAATCCAAAGCAAGATGCCATACATCCAAGCTTTGGGCATACTGAGTGCGAAATGCACCCGTAACCATCGAAGGGAAATAACGCAATTCGGCCCAACGCTCTTGATAGCCGAATACATCCTTATAACCCGTGTTATTCGGGTTAAAAGTAAGCTCGCCCGTGAGTACGGCTTGCTCGCCCAAATGAGCCAAATCGGGAAGGAAATGTTCCCAGCGGGTTTTCCGGCTCCACATACGCCGGATACCCTCTTGATAGGTCTGGTCAGCCCTGAAATTAATCAGGCACATCACGAAACCGTGTTCCACGAACGATTTCGAGAATCGCGATTGCGAAGACACCGCCGCAAAAGCGGCGAGATTCGCCTGAGGAATGTCATTGTAAGTCAAAGTAGACGGCACGGTATGCACACCGAGCGGATCGGAAGAGCCCCCGAGATACTCAGGACGTTGCAGCCGATAATCCTCGGCAGAAACTTTCCAATGGGAAACGAGATGTTCCGTGTAGCGCGTTCCCCCACGCGCATCACGCTCCAATACCTGCTGCATAGCCACAGCAAGCCTAATATTGTTGATGGAAGCGCTGGTAGCATTGCTCAAATCGGCAATCATGCCGGATAGAGCGGGGTCCTTAGTCAACCCGAGCACATGGTCACCCATGTTAATATGGTCCGCACTGGAATTACCCACGTTCACGCCGTAAAACTGCGTAGCCGCGTGAACACCGGAATCGGAAGTCAAGCCATAGAGACCGAAATGGTCCAGGCTATCGGTTAACCCGATTGCCTTGCTCGTACCGATAACGGGCGCCGTAGAACCCAGCGGTAAAAGAACCGCATCCCCTTTTTGGGGCCACGGCAAACACGTGGAAAAATAATCCGGACGTTTATTACGACGCAAGAGCACATAATTGCTCAAGTCGTCCGGACCATCATCCAAATCCAAATGAACTTCGTCTTGGAGATTTTGGTCACGATACCACTCGTTGTATATGAGATTGTACATACGGAACGGCAACGCCGAAACTCCGTATTCGTCGTTTTTTATGTTGGCAGCTCCATAGCCACCAACTACAGGAAGCCCCAGGTAATCACCGAGGCTGAACGCCTGGAATCCCACTTGAATGGGGTCAATGCTCGTGGTCATCTGAGGAATTTCGAAATCCTCGATATCCCCGCGGCCATTATAGCCGCTCATGAACGTCTCCCAGTTTTCCCACAGGAGACGAGAGGGACAGAACCACCAATGCATGTCAAGATGCATGTTATCCATAACCGGAGTTTGCAAAGTACTCAAGCGCGCAAATACTTGCGCTTTCATGTTCATCGTGTCCCCCGGCATCACTTCATCGATGAACAAGGGAACCAGGTAGCCCTCATTGATGGTGGTCTTGTGACCACAAGACCTATTGAACACTGACCGTTGCAATTGAGGGGGGGAAACCTTGGCAAAGCTGAAATTTTGATTAGACCTCATCGGTTACTCCTTTTCCGGTTACCTACCGGATATCCTAAATATAAGAAGAGCCGACCCTTTCGGCCGGCTCTATAGACAAACACTTTGTGTCAGTCCACACCATTACATCAAGAGGGAATGGTGTGGACGGCCTTTTCAGGCCTTTTTGGACTTACCGCCTTTCGGCTTATTGTGACTCGGCTGAGCCTCCTCATCTGCCTTTACGGCATCCCCTTCCGGGGTTTCTCCGTCATCGAGCTCTGCGGGTTCGAAAGTGGCTTGCTGCTGGACAACCTTGGCAACATCGATAAGGCCCAATTTAAGGGCCTCCTCGCGGTTATGCGGGTCCTGGACAAAGCGGAGGAGTTGATAGGGGTCATTTCCGAACCGAGCCCGCACACGGGCCGGCAGACCCCCGAAAAGAGCCTCCTTATCGGCGATGAAATTACGCATCGCCATGTAATCGTTGGCCGATACGTCTTCGTATCGGCCGCCGGAACGTTGAGGGACGAGGCCCGTACGGAGATAGGTCTTCATGATACGATTGATATCGGTGCCTTCGGCCTGCGATTGATCGGTAACACGTTCGCCCCCTACGGGGTGCTGCACTGGGCGACGGGGAAAGGGAGACTTCACTTGGAGCCCCCTTTCAGGGAGCCAGCGGCGGCTTTTTTGGCCATATCGAAGATCTCCATCATGGAACAGACATGTTCCATGTCTTGGTAAACCTTGATTTGCCCGGTGGTTTCATCCCACTCACCGATGCAATAGAGGTCATAGTCCCCAGGGAACGTAGCAGCCAGGGAATCAGGGTCCCTGAGCAGCGATTGCGCCAAATCCCGGCGCAAATCTTGTGCGGAACGCAAGAAACGGGGAATCCCGTAATTCGCGTTTTTCAAATCGCGGATGATAAACATTAACAACATAGAACCTCGGTGTTCGCCTCGCATGTTAGAGGAGCACGCTGTGGAGGCATCCCACGTGCTCCGGGCCACGATGAATAAATTCATCGTGGATAGAATAATACCTTATTCCAAAGACCGTGTCAATTCTTTTACACGTGATTTTTTTATACGCTCCTTTACCGCTAACCTTTTAGCCGTTAAGAACTCAGTCCGCTCCTTACTCGCTGTTTCACGCTTCGCTTTTATAGCTTCGGCATAGAGCGGGTCATACTTCTCCAATAGGCTAAGGTAGTATCGCGGAGGGGGAGCTTTAAATCCACGTGTTATTACACGGTCAGATGGAAATACGTCAGCACCGTATTTTCCAAACCAATTGCAACCAATACCTGGGTTGCGAGACATACGTACAAACTCGGGCTCAATACCCTCATTTTCATAGAAGTCGGCATTTTTGCCGACATGTTTTTTCATTACATAACGC